ATCCATCAGCGCTAATGACAGCAGAATTGTGAGACAGTAAAATGGCAGCAGCAGGCACATCCCCCGCACTCAACTTGCGCGAAAAGCTGGCAGAACTTGCTGGCCTTAAACAACGGGTTTCCCCTGATCTTGTCAGGTGCGACTTCACAAACCTTGTGACCAATGGGACGTTTGATACGGATACGACTGGGTGGACGGCGGTCAATGCAACACTATCCGTAGCATCAGGCGCTTTGCGAATTGCAGACAATGGCGGATCATCAGCCGCACACCAAGCGGTAAGTGTCTCAAAGGATAAGGCGTACAGGCTTGACCTTGAACTTGTTGCAACTTCTTCTGGCAATGCGGTTTACGGTATTGGAACAGGAGCGCCTAACGGTATATCTACCGTTGTCGGCGGCACCCAATATACGACTAGCGGAGCAGGTCAATACAGTGTCCCATACAAGCCAACAACAACAACTATTTATGTATCACTAGGTTCGTTGGGTACTGAGAGCGCAGACTTCGACAACATCACCCTCTACGAAGCAGACCCCTCAGACGATGCCCCATGGCTGCGCCTGCCCTACGGCTACAAGGTTGGCACACGCGGCATGATTGTACGTGATGGCGTGATCCTGCACCCCAGCGATTACACAGAAATCACAGACAGCGGGCAGACGTGGATTAAACCAATCGTAGCCCCCGGCGTCTCAACTGAATTTTCAATCTGGGGATCCCCTTCTTATGCAGTATGAAGTAACAGTAACGGGTGATAATACTATTGCTGTAGATCTGGCTGCAGTAGGTCAGCAGGGTGTACGAGGTATTAACTACATCACAGGTGGTTGGGTAGTATCAACTGCTTATGCTGCTAGTGATTCCCTAGCTTATAATGGTGTGACATACATCTGTATTCTAGCACATACTTCTACTGCAGCAGATGAACCAGGTATTGGTGTTAATACTGCTACCTATTGGGAAGTCTTAGCTGCTAGGGGTGGTGATGGCTCTGTCACTAGTGTAGGTATTACTGGTGGTACAGGTATTACCTCTACTGGTGGCCCTATTACATCTAATGGTGCTATTACAGTAGCTTTGGATTCTGCTACACAAACCTCTCTTGGTCTTGCTGATAGTGCTACTCAACCTAGTGACAATGTGTCCACTCTTACTAATGATGCAGGCTATATTCCCACTAGTGATATTGGTAGTGTAGTTCAGGCTTATGATGCAGGCCTTCTTTCTATTGCTGGTTTAACTACTGCAGCAGATAAGATGGTTTATACTACAGCGAGTGATGTATATGCTGTAACCACTATTACTACTTTTGGTAGGTCTCTGGTCGATGATGCTGATGCAGCTACCGCTAGGACTACACTAGGTCTTGGTACAGCAGCTACTACAGCCTCTACAGCCTACGCTACAGCAGCACAAGGGACATTAGCTGATAGTGCTATTCAACCCTCTGATAATATCTCTACCCTGACTAATGACAGTGGCTACCTCACTACGTTGGCTACAGGTGACTTGTCTGATTGGCCTGTTGATGTGTCTGTTACTGAGGTTGGCTATCTTGATGGTGTTACTTCTGCTATTCAGACACAACTTAATTCTAGGGTGACCTTAACTGGCGCACAGACTCTAACAGATAAAACTCTCACTGCTCCAACTATAATAGGTACAGTAGTCGAGGATGTCTATGCTATCAGTGGCACAACTCCAGCCCTTGAACCTGCTAATGGTTCTATCCAGACATGGACACTAACCGCTAACTCTACACCAACAGATGCTCTAGTAGCAGGTGAAGGTATAACTCTTATGGTTAATGATGGTATATCTTACACGATTACTTGGCCTACAACTACCTGGGTTAATAATGGGGGTCTTGCTCCAACACTTGCAACTAGTGGGTACACAGTTATAGCTTTGTGGAAAGTCTCTACAACTCTTTATGGCGCTCTAGTTGGGGATGGGTCATGATACTCAATAAACTCCTTGGGGCCGGGGGGTCTGGTGGAAACATTGATTTTGTGGGTTTTACCTCTGAAACCGCTGCAGGGGATGCCGTCTTTACGTTAACTCTAAATTCGGGCCTCACTAATGGTTCATCCTCTAGTGTTTCGGAAGGAGATTTAGTTTTAATTTACGCAGCAGTCGCTTACACTACCTCCCCCTCTTTGGTCTCAGGTTACACATCACTGTACTCCGTATCAACTCCTGGGTATGGGCCATCTATCCGCGTCATGTATAAATTTATGGGGTCTACACCTGACACCTCAGTCACTGTGAATTGTAATGGATTCTTTGCAGATTCTGCATCCGTGTTTGCTTATGTATTTTCAGGTGTAGATGCCGCAACCCCTGTAGATGTAACAGCCGAAGAAGACTTCCCAGATACAATTTTTGCGAACCCACCCCCAGTTACACCTACTGTTAGTGGGGCGACTGTCTTGGGTTGTCAAGCAGGTAGCGGGCAAAGTTACGACACCTCTTTGTATAGCGATACTGCTGGGGACTATGACTTTTTTAACAGTGAATCTTTCGGTGAAAGAGATGGTCTTGTTTTGGGGGTGGGTTACAAATCTGAGGTATCTGGTACTTTTGACCCTTCAGCACTTAGCTTCCCCCTCGCTGATAACGAAAATTACCATAGTTACGCGATTACCTTGGCACTAACGCCAGCATAAGGACCTATATTAAGATGAAGTATATTAAGCTAATAGATGGTAGTCCTTCCGGTTACAGCTATAACCAACTTAAAAAAGACAACCCTAACACTTCCTTCCCTCAAACCCCTACAGAAGAACTCTTGGCTTCTTATGATGTGTACCCCCTGACTATTGAAGGGGAACCAGAATACAGTAAGAAGAATAAGAAATTAGTCAAAGGGTCTGTTGTTAATACTAATGGGTCTTGGGTACAGAAGTGGGTGGAGGAAGATCGTAATGCAGGGGATGTAGCCTATCAAGTTAGGAAGACTAGGGATCAACTATTGTCTTCCACAGACTATGTAGTTTTAAAGGCTGTTGAGGATTCGTATGTTTCTGGGTTGCCTGTTGAAATATCTAATGTTTGGCTAAATTACCGTCAAGCACTTAGGGACATTACTGAACACGTTAAATTCCCTTACCTAGATGACAATGACTGGCCTAATAAGCCTTAAATGAAGGATACCAAACGTGACTTGGACATATGACCCCACCAACTTAGGCACAGGCACTGCTGCTGAACGCCTTGATGCCGTAAGGTTCCTCACTGGTGACACTAACACCCTAGACCAGCAGGTTCAAGATGAAGAGATTGCTTTTGCTCTAGAGCAGAATGGAAACAATATCTACGGTACAGCAGCTTGGGTTGCTAAAGGTATTGCAGCTAAATTCGCTAGGTTGGTTGATGTAGAACTAGATGGGCAACTGTCTGAGAGCTATAGCCAACTACAAAAGCACTACGGTGATCTAGCCTCTGAATTGGACTACCAAGCTAAATCTATTTCCGGCGGACTAGGGTTTGCTGCTGGTGGTTTGTCTAAGGCTACCATGAATACAGTAGAAGATAATACTGATCGCTTTGGTTCTCGTATCCGTAGGGATCAGTTCTCATTCTTGGATACCGAATACACCGGAGAATATTAACATGCTGTCCTACAACATGCAGATGCTACTAGAGAGGCGCGGTAAGACTGCTACATTGCGTAAGAAGTCTTCTGGTACATACGACCCCTCTACGGGTGCTCTAGGCTCTGTAGTGGACACTGATGTCTCTGTTAAGATGTACTTCGCTGATTATGGTCTTAGTGAGATTAACAATGATAGTATTATGATGGGTGACCGGAAGGTTCTCATTGCTCCAAGGAATACCTCTGGTGTTGCTACTACTGAACCAGATAATGAGGACCAGATCCTTACTGTTGGTGATACTGTAGTAATCAAGTCAGTACAGAAGATATACAATTCAGATGTTCTAATCTGTTATATCTGTCAGGTGAGAGAGTAATGGTAGTAAGGATTAACAAGGCATCCATTAAAGCTAAGTTAGACAGGGCCATGGAAGACACAGAAGAGGCACTAAAAGATAGGTTAGTTGATATTGCTGGTGAATTAAGTGTCCGTATTCCTGTATCTACTGGTGCATATGCTGAGAGTTTCTCAGTAGATACTTCTGGTGGTAGGTCTATTCGTAGGGTCTCATCAGAAGGTAGAGAGTGGTATAGTGCGGATCTAGCAGCCTCACAAAATACAGCCTTTGTTAATATGACAAACGACATTAACGCTATCGACACGCTCAAGTTTAACAAGGTCCAGTTCAAGAATGGCGCACCTCATGCTACAGAAGTAGAAGCAGAACATCAAGTGTTTGGCTCGATTAAGGATAAGTTCAGATAATGGCAAGTATTTATGAAGAAATAAGAGCAACCTTTGAAGTAACCCTTAACTCCGTTGTTGGTATCCCTGCTGTAGCATGGGAAAATGTCAGCTTTAATCCAACCACTAACTCCCCATACATTAAAGTACGGATGGTTCCAACAGTAAGAGAGCCAGCAGTACGAGGTCTTAATCCTCAAATGTATTACCAAGGTTATTTCCTATTAGAGTGTTGTGTACCAGAAGGTACGGGACCAGCAGTAGGAGATGATCTAGCCGACCTCATCATAGACGCCTTTGAGGCAACCACAGACCTAACCAATGCTGGCACTACTATTAGTATCAGGTATGCTGAGAGAGACCTCGGTGTACAACAAGGCTCACACTATTGTATCCCAGTTCGAATTGGCTGGTACATCTACTCTTAATTCCCTCTAAGGAGACTATCTAATGACTGAATTTGCACAAGGCTCACGTTCCAGCCTGTCGTTTATCGAAGAGGCTACTTTTGGTACTACACCAATTGGTAACTTCCAAAACCTTCCCTTCTCTACCCACTCACTGAACCTAGCTAAAGATCGGCTCCAAGGTAATGACATTCAGGCAGATCGTATGCCTCGTGTTGATCGCCATGGCAACCGTCAAGTAGGTGGTGATATTGTAGTAGACCTCCGTGATGGAGAGTACGACACTTTCCTTGAGAGTGCTATGATGGGTGCATGGGATACCACTACACTGAAAGTAGGTACTACACCTAAGTACTTCACTATTGAAGATTACGCTGCTGATATTGACCAAGCCCGTTTGTTTACTGGTATGACAGTATCCTCTATGGGTGTATCTCTTGCACCTAACCAAATGGTTACTACTACCTTGTCTATGCTTGGTAAGGAAATGACTATTGGTGCTACACAGAAAACACAGGATGCTTCTGTTGGTGCCTCTCCTTTTGATGCTTACTCCGGTGATCTGTCAATTGGTGATGTTGGTAGTTTGTCTGCCTCTGCTATTGTTACAGCTATTGACTTTAGTATTGACAATGCCTTTAGCCCAACATTCGTAATTGGTGACGCTAGTGCTCCTTGTTATCAGTATGGTCGTGCTACTATTGAGGGTTCCTTTACAGCCTTCTTTAATGACGCCACCCTGATTAACCGCTTCCTGAATGAAACTAATAGTGCTCTTCAAGTATCTATTAATGATCCCTCAGGTGCTAATGAGTACACCTTCTTGTTCCCTTATATCAAGATCAACAGTGCAGACGCTAACGTAGGTGGCCCAGAGGGTCGCTTTGTAGAGTGTTCTTTTGTTGCTCTTTATGATGCTACAGAAGCAACCAACCTTAAGATTACACGCCCAGCGTAAACAGAATCCTACTTAGGTAGGTAGGCGGGGGTGACTTTTCGGGTGGTTGCCTCCGCCACTAACAACAGACACCCGAAATAAACTTAACCCGAAACCGACAAGGAATATAACCCAAATGGATCTCTCAAACATTATCCCCACTTCTGATGAAATTGTAGTAACACTTCATTATCCTGGCACTGACAAAGTACTAGAGAATGACGATGGTACACCAATGACTATTACTCTCTATGCTCCACACACTAAGGAGTACAAGGCTGGTATCTATGAACAAGCTAATAAGCGTATCAAGGATCAGCAGAAAGAGTTTACAGTACAGGACTGGGAAGAATCTACTACAGAACTACTGATTAAAGCTATTAAGGATTGGGATATTACCTTTGGTGGTAAGAAGCCTAAGCTAACACCTGCTAAAGCTAAAGAGTTGTTTAATTCTAAGGCTGGCTTCTGGATTGCAGAACAGGTACAAGAGAAGGTTAATTCCTTTGAGGCTTTTACTCCCGCCTGAGTACCCAGCTATGTGATTGGGCAGAGCATGAGTTTACCCTATTGAAGACTGATGATAAGGGTATCTCAAGTAAAGAACACTTAGAACAAGTAAGGAAGATGACCGGACATGCCCCTGAAGGACTAGAGAACCCAACAGAGTTCCCAAAACTTCTTAAGCACGTCTGGTCTTTTTTCTTGCAGTTACACCAATCAAGGACGGCAGGCTTCTCAGGCCCAAACCCTATTACTTACTCTGAGTTAAAAGCGTGGTCAGATATGACTGCCAATGTTCTACACGCCTATGATGTAGAAACAATAAAGAAACTAGACACTCTATATCTAAGGACTACAAATGGCTGATATTCTCATAGACGTTGAAGTAAGAGGGCAGAGCAGTGTCACAAGTGCTGTAAAGGGTATCTCAACACTTCAAAACAATGTTAAATTGCTCTCTAATGCTTTTAAATCTGGGGGTTTATCTCAAAGGCAGTACTACAAAGGTATAAAGCAACTAGCAGATGCCAGTAGTAAAAGTGAACAAGAACTTCGTAAGTACGCTAATACTGTAAGAGCTGAGGAGAAAGAGACTAAAAAAGCTGCTGCTTCCGCTAAAGCCTACGCCATTGCCCGTAAACAGGCTTTGGAGATGGACAGGAGGCTTACTGCTGAGAAGTTGAAGTCAGCAAATGCAGCTAGGATGCAAGCCTCAGAAGAAGAGCGTCTAAAGAGTAAGTTTGTTCAAGGCCATACCGCTATGAACATTTATTCTAAAGAACTTAATGACCTATCTATAGCTAGAAAGATGGACATCATTAGTGCTGAAGAGCAACAGAGGGCCGTCCAGGAACTTAATGTAGCTATGAAGAGTGGTACAGGGGTTTTCACGGACTATGGTAATGGTCTTGGTGTTGGTACTAAAAAGCAGAGTAAGTTTGGTGTAGTTGCACAACAGACAGGTTATCAGGTAGGTGACTTCTTAGTCCAGATCCAATCTGGTGCTAACCCTATGATGGCATTTGGTCAACAGGCTACCCAGCTTGTTGGTGTTATGGGTATGTTTGGCAAAAGAATGATGTTTGCTGGTGCCGCTCTGGGTGTCATAATTCCCTTGGCTACTGCTCTTGCTGGTGCTTGGTTACGCTCAAAGGCTTCATCGGAAGAAGCTACAAGAAGTTTAGATTCATACGTAGGGTCACTGGACAGTGCTATAGAAGCCTTTGAGGATTTGGAAAAGGCTGTGACCTCCTCCTTAGAGTCTATAGACAAAAGTTTAAAGGCCTCTAGGTTAGGTGTTTCGAAGGAAGAACTTTCATTCATTGATAAACTAACTCTTGCTCAAGATAAGTATAATACCTCATTAGAAAACCTTAACTCTGAACGTGAATTTCTTTTGAAGGGTGAGTTCAGTGCAAAAGAAATGGAGGAGTTACTTCTATCCGACACGGAGGCTATGAAGAGAGCCAGAGAAGAAGCCTCACTTGCATCAGCAGCCTATGAGAAATTTAAAGCCTTAAGAACCTCCTTACTTGCAGGAGCAAGTTTGGACGCTTTTGGAGGCGAAGGAGACCCCGCATTTAGTCCAGAGGGACTCGCAAGGGCAGCGGAATTTGAAAAGACTGTATCTCGTATTAGGGGTATAATGGGTGAGGTTTCTTCTGAGGCCACTACTCTAACGCAATATGCTGCTGACGTTGCTAGTGAACTTGGATTAGGTTACGAAGAGGCTCTAAAACTCCAAGAAGAAATGGAGAAGGCGGAAGGTTATGCTTTAGGGATCACTAAACTTGACATGGAAGCGGGTATTATCGCTGCGGCGGCTGCTGCTGCTGTTCTAGCTGAAAACATGGGTATTTCTCTTGGTTTAGCCTTAGAGTTGGTGGCTATTGCCGGTAAATCTAAAGCTGAAAACGCTTTTAATGCTGGAATCAGAACAGGGTCTATGCCACCACAAGCAGCAGGGGACTTTAACCGTGAAACTGGCAATAAACCTAACACCTTTCTCCAATCCTATTTAGACCGTGTTGACCAAAGAGTAGCAGATAGAAAGTCTGCGGCCCGTAGTTCTTCTGGTGGCGGTGGTGGTTCGAAAACTGATCCGCGCATTGCAGCACAAAAAGCTGTTGACTCCCTAATATCCTCTTACGATAAAGAGTATGCCGTCCTAATTAAGATTAAAAATGCACAGGCTGATGTGGATAAAGCTATGCAACTAGGCCTTATAACTGCTAATCATGGTGTTGAGATAATGGATGCCTACACTAAGTCCCTTGAGGATGCTAAAAGCCCAA